AGTTTGCTGCTGACTGCGATGCTAACGATATGGACCAGTTGGTAAGTTATAATTCTGATCAACTTGTAAAAGACCGCTTTAAGAACTGGAATGCTGCTGAGTTTGACTTAACTTATACGATGCGTTCTGTGGGTGAATATATGCGTGAGCAAAAACAACGTAAAGAACTCTTGCTTTTTAATTATGGAATTGAAGGACTGGTTAAACTCGATCAATCAAACGAAGAAACATCTGATTGATGAAGACCCTTCTCTTGAGAAGGAATATGCTCCTTATATTATCAATCGCTGCCTCTCTGGACACATTGATTGTATTATGTTTGCGAACGAAATGAATCAGTATCATTTCCTCCCCAAAAAACTTCAATATGACTTTTTTATAAATAGTCTGAGGAAAAAGAAGAGATTTTCTCCCTGGCTCCGTCAAGATAAAATCAAAGACCTTGATTATGTTAAACGTTACTATGGATATAGTAATGAGAAGGCAAAACAAGCTTTGAGGATTCTTACTAAAGAACAACTTAATTTTATAAAATCGAAATTTGAAACTGGAGGAACAAAATGAGTGTCGTTCAAGAACCTGAAGTAAAGTGGACGCCCGATCAAATGGTGGAAGTCATTCTGAATGAACCAGATGACTTTTTGAAAGTTCGTGAAACTTTGACCCGAATCGGAGTTGCTTCAAGAAAAGAAAAGAAAATCTATCAGTCTTGTCATATTCTACACAAGCAAGGTAGATATTATCTCGTTCACTTTAAGGAACTGTTTGCCCTGGACGGCAAACACGCAAACCTGACTGTGAATGATGTTCAGCGTCGCAATCGTATCGCCCAACTTCTTGCTGATTGGGGTCTGATTGAGATTGTTGATCTTAAAAAGATTCAGGATATTGCTCCCTTGAATCAAATTAAAGTTCTTGCTTATAAGGACAAGGGGGACTGGATTCTGGAGACCAAGTATAATATTGGTGCCAAAAAGAAAAAGGTAGAGGATGCCGAATGATAAATTGGGGAGTTCAACACTCCCCTTTTTATTGTCTATACCTATATAATAGTAAGGACGCCTTTTGGGTCCACACAATCAAACCTCGCTTTTAAAGGAGCTACAATAATGAACAGTATCACAAGGTATACTGCTGCGGATCTTCCTGCCTTAATGGAGAGGATTACAAGAAACAGCATTGGAATGGATGAATATTTTGATCGTATTTTTAACCTTCACGAAACTTCAACAAACTATCCTCCATATAACCTAGTCCAAATAAATAACGTTGAATCCCATTTGGAACTCGCATTAGCAGGATTCAAGAAAGGAGAGGTCAATGTCTTCACGGAGTATGGAAAACTTTTTGTCGAAGGACAAAAAGCAGATGCCGAATCGGATAGGACGTTTATCCACAAGGGAGTGGCTAGCAGAAGTTTTAAACGAGCGTGGACTTTATCCGACGACACAGAAGTCCGCGAAGTCACATTTGAAGACGGACTTTTACGGATCGTACTTGGGAAAATAGTACCAGAACATCACTCCCGCAAGGACTATCTCTAAATAAAAATAAAAATGAAATCTTTCCACCAGTTTATTAGTGAAATAAAAACTATTTCATATCCAGCAGCAAAGGCACATAAAGTTTATCATAAAGGAAGAGTGACTAATGTGGGTGCTGGAAGAGCAGTTCCAATTAATCCTGGAAGCGGTGCTGGTGATGGTGGTGGGAATGGTAACGGAGACTAAATACAACTGAATATCGTCGGCGCGGGAAGTCCCTGGCAAAATCCAGGTTGACTTCCCCCTTTTTTTGTTCTATAATGATTAGAGGATAGTTTAACAAATGTCAATTAAGTTAGCATTACTAAAATCTGGTGAGACCATTATTTCAGATGCTAAAGAACTTATTTCTGATGATAAGGTCTGTGGGTATCTCTTTACTAAACCACATAAAATTGAGACCAGAAAAGCATTTTTATTGGTAGAAGAAAATGAATCTACAAAAGGTGATTTGGAGGTTTCATTAGCACCGTGGATCGTTTTAACTAGCGATGATCAAATTCCAGTTCCACCAGATTGGATTGTTACAATCGTGGAACCAATTCAAACTATAAAAGAAATGTATGAGGAGAAAGTAAATGAGCAAGACGGTCAAGTGTCTTTTACTGAAAGTTGACAATGTAATTGTCACTGAAATTATTGAAGTTGGATCTGAACTTGGAGAACCTGATTGTAAACTTATAAACCCTTATAAGATTGATTCTGAAGGAAATTTAACTCCTTGGCCAGAAGTAACCGATCAACGAGAAATGATGATTCATTCGGATAGTATTCTTACTATTGTTGATCCAAAAGAAGAAATTATTGAAAAGTATCTTGAATTGACTGCATAATGCGATTTTATACAAACGTTCAAATGGTCGGGGATCACTTCTTGGTCCGTGGTTATGAAGATGGTAAACACTTTATGACTCGGGAGAAGTTCAACCCGACTCTTTTTGTCCCTTCTCAAAAGAAAACCAAATATCAGACATTAAGTGGCGAATATGTAGAGGCAGTTGAACCTGGGTCTGTTCGTGACTGTCGGGAGTTTATCAAAAAGTATGAGGGAGTAGAAAACTTTAAAATCTATGGAAATACTCAATACATTTATCAGTATATCTCTGAAATGTATCCAGAGGAGGAACTAAAGTTTGATATTAGTAAAGTTAAGGTTACTACTCTTGATATTGAGGTTGCATCGGAGAATGGATTTCCTGATGTAGAATCTGCTGCAGAAGAAGTTCTGTTGATTACTATTCAGGACTATTCTTCTAAACAGATTCGTACTTGGGGTATGGGTCCATTTAAGAATCAACAAAAGAATGTGATTTATCGTTCTTTTGATAACGAGCGTGACTTGTTGATGGACTTTATCAACTGGTGGATGGTTGAAGAGAATACACCAGAAGTTGTAACTGGTTGGAATATTGAACTATATGACGTTCCATATTTGGTTCGTCGTTTGGACCGTATTCTTGGTGAGAAGTTGATGAAACGTTTTTCTCCTTGGGGTCTTGTGACTGAGGATGAAATTTATGTTGCTGGTCGTAAGCATATTTCATACGATGTTGGTGGTATTAGTCAACTTGATTATCTAAACCTTTATAAGAAGTTTACTTATAAGGCACAGGAATCTTATCGCCTTGATTATATTGCAAGTGTCGAATTGGGTCAAAAGAAACTTGACCACTCCGAGTTTGATACTTTCAAAGACTTCTACACGAAAGGTTGGCAGAAGTTTGTAGAATACAACATCATTGACGTGGAACTTGTTGACCGTATGGAAGACAAGATGAAACTGATTGAACTTGCTTTGACGATGGCATATGACGCCAAAGCAAATTATACAGATGTTTTTTCGCAAGTAAGAATGTGGGACACGATTATCTACAACTATCTGAAAAAGAGGAACATTGTGATTCCTCCCAAAGAACGTTCTGATAAAGATTCTAAGTATGCTGGTGCTTATGTTAAGGAACCTATTCCTGGAAAGTATGACTGGGTTGTGTCTTTTGACCTCAACTCGCTATACCCTCACCTCATTATGCAATACAACATCTCGCCAGAAACTCTTCTAGAAGAGAGGCATCCAAATGTAACTGTTGATAAAATTCTCAATCAACAGACTAACTTTGAGTTGTATAAAGACTACGCGGTTTGTGCTAACGGAGCAATGTTCCGCAAAGATGTGCGTGGATTTCTTCCAGAGTTGATGGAAAAGATCTATAAGGATCGCACCATCTACAAAAAGAAAATGCTTGCTGCCAAACAAGAGTATGAAAAGAAAAAGACGAAAGACTTGGAAAAAGAGATTGCAAGATGCAACAACATCCAAATGGCGAGGAAGATTCAACTTAACTCTGCTTATGGTGCTATCGGCAATCAGTATTTCCGTTATTACAAACTAGCAAACGCTGAGGCAATCACCTTGTCGGGTCAGGTTTCTATCCGTTGGATTGAGAACAAGATGAATGCCTATCTGAATAAAATTCTCAAAACTGATGAGGTGGACTATGTTATTGCTTCAGATACTGACTCTATCTATCTTAATATGGGT